TTTTCTTTTCGCCTTGCCGAAAAGAAAACGGCCGTTCACGGTCAAAAGAAAAGGGCGCTTAGGCCGTCAAGGGGCTCCGCTGTCGCCCCTTGCGGCAAATGCGGGGATGGAGCGAAACGATGCGGAGGGAACTTCCGGTCTCCTACCGAGTGCGCTGTACCTTGCAGTTGAAGAACTGCGCCTCCGCATTGCGGGCTGCACAGAAAAGCGGAGTGGTTGTCGAATGGAATTGCTCCTCTTTTCGCTGCCGCTGGCGGTTCTTTCTTTCAGATTCCCGAGAAAATTCGGACGAGACTCACATGAGTTTTGTCCAATATGCGTCCCCTTGCAAGGGGACCGGAATAATTGAACCCCCATTTTCTTTTCGCCTTGCCGAAAAGAAAACGGCCGTTCACGGTCAAAAGAAAAGGGCGCTTAGGCCGTCAAGGGGCTCCGCTGTCGCCCCTTGCGGCAAATGCGGGGATGGAGCGAAACGATGCGGAGAGGAACTTCCGGTCTCCTACCGAGTGCGCTGCGGCTGTTCGCTTGGGAAACTGCGTACCCGCAAGACGAACTGGGCAGGAGAAAAAGGCTGCTTATCGGATTTGACCTGCGTCTCCTTCCGCGCTCCCCGCTTACCCGCAAGGGGTACGCCATATCCGTAAGGCGGCAGAGCCGCCAACGGCCATGCAGTCGCTCAGCGCTGGTGCGGCGCTTGAGGAAGGCCGCTGAGGAGATCACCCATGAGGGGGAATCCAAGGGGGGAGGGGCCGCAGCCCCGCCCCTCTTGTGTCGTTAGGGGGTGTGGGGAAACAGGCAATGCGCCGCCGGTGGCGGATGCAGCGAGCCTGTTTCGAGGAATCCGGCGAAGCGCTGCCAGCGGCAGAATAAGCGAGTCGGATTCGAGGCAGGGCCCCGGTTGGCAGACGCGAAGCGTCTGGGAACCGGAATGGCCCAACGGTGAGCAGAAGCGGCACGATTGGCAGACGCGAAGCGGCCGGGAATCGTCCTGCCGCGACGGTGGGCAAAGAAACCGAAACGCCCCCACGTTTCTGGTGGGCATGGGAGGGGTCTTTGCGCCAAAGACCTCTCCCATAAAGAAACCGTGCCATGCCAATGGCACACAAAACAGGCGCACCAAAGTGGTGCGGCAAATGGACAAAACTCATGTGAGTCTCGTCCGGGCAAGCGGCTCGTCATAAACTTCGCTTCACTCGCTTCCGGCTTTGCCGAAAGCTCGTACCGCTCCGTGATTCCTCGCTTTCCCACCGCAAACCCTCCAGAGGGGCCTCTCTTGCCGCTGCGCGGCAATTCACCTTCCGCTCCGCTGGTTTGCGTCGGGAACCCTGTGGGATGCAAACTTCGCTCTCCCGCTCGAAACAGTTCCTTGGTTTCGCGCGGGAGTTTGAAAGCGGTGTTTGCGACGAGCTACACCGTCAGTCCCGTCAGCTTTATGCCCCGGCCGTTTTTGCGGGAGAGGGTGCGGGCGCCCTCCAGGGCGTCGGGGCCGTCGTCATGGGCGCCCAGAGGGAACTGGCTCAGCTGCTGCAGCAGAAGCGTCTGGTCCCTTCGGAAGAGGATGTAGCCGTTCTTCACGTCCGGCTGCAGGCTCTCCACGCGGAGGCCCTTGTCCTCCGTGCTTCGCACCCCCTGAATGGGCAGGTACAGGCCCTGTTTTGCGCTCTCACGGGCCAGCTGCTCCTTCAAAAACCACTGGAACTGGTTGGTCTCCGCCCCGAAGAGGGCGTAGCCCCGCCCCGTTTCCCGGCGCAGGAGCCGCTCCTTCTCCAGAATGTCGGTGATGATGCGGTCGGGGTGGCGGCGCTGGATGTCCGCGTCCCACACGTAGGCGATGCCGGTGTCACCGTCCACCGCCAGGGTGATGATGGCGGAGTAGTCGCTGCTGGCGCTGCGGCCCAGCGAGGGGTCGCAGTAGCCGTAAAACCGGAACTGGGGCTGCCGGAAGTCCACCTCCGCGGGGTTGAAATACCGGAACCACTGGGAGGAAAACAGGCAGGCGGAGGGGTCGATGGGCTGGTTCTGCATCTCGGAGTTAAAGGCGGCCTCACCCTCCGTCAGACGCATGAGACGCAGGTCGTAGTAGGAGAGCTTCTCCGGCCAGAGGACCCTGCTGCCCGAGAGCATTTCCCCACGATGGCGGTAAAAAAAGGCGTGGGCCGTCTTTTCCCGGTTCGGATCGGCCAGATTTGTGGCCAGCTTCTCCCACTCCTGCCACAGAGGGGAGGGGGACTCGGCGAGGATCGCCTGAAACTTCAGGCTTCTGAAGCCGGGGTTTTCCAGCAGGTTGGCAAGGAGGGAATCGTGGTGCAGGATGGTGCCGATGAAGAGGAGGTCGGTGTAGCTGTCGCCGGACTTGCAGACCGCCTTCCAGAACCAGTCGGCGGTCTTCTGCCGCTGCTCGGCGGTGCGGACGCCCTCGTCGTTCTCGATGTCGTCGCAGAGGATCAGGTCGGGGCGGCGCTCATAGTTGCGGCGGCCGCGGAGCTTCTGGCCGCTGCCCACCGCGTCGATGCGGCAGCCGTTGGAGAGGAGGATGGAAGAGGTTTTCCAGGTTTTTTTGCTCTCCTGAGGGCCGAAATCGTTGATTATAAGCTCGTTGGTCTCCAGCTCGTACTTGATGGCCTCCAGAAAGGCGGAGGCCTGGGATTCCGTGTCGGAGATCAGCAGAATGTACTTCTTGTAGCCGTACAGGGCGGCATGGAGGGCGCATTTGAGGCTGATGACCGTGCTTTTGGCGTGGCCTCTGGGGGCCGCCACGGCGCAGCGCCTGCCCTTTTGGGTCAGCATGGCATCAGCTTCCGTCAGCGGATCGGCGTTTTTCATGACCCGCTGACGCCAGAGACCGTCCAGCTGACGGTGAAAGGGGGGCGACGGGCGGGTGAAATAGTGGGGCAGATAGTGGCGGCCGAAGAGCTGCAGGTCCGTGGCCGCCTGTGCGTGGGGTGTTTGCTGGGTCATGGTGTCTCCTTTCTGAAAGGGATCAAGCATCAGGGGGGGCGTTTGCCGCACCGCTTTGGTGCAGCCTGTTTTTATGCGCCATTGGCATGGGGCAGGAACACAGGGGAGGGGTTTTTGGATACCCCCTCCCCAATGGGAGCGGGCAGCGGCAGCGGAAAGAGGCGCAATTCCATTCGATCACCACCCCGTTTTTCTGTGCAGTCCGCAATGCGGAGGCGCAGTTCTTCACCTGCAAGGTACAGCGCACCCGGCAGAAGGCCGATCTGCCTGCCGCACCAGCTCGCTCCACTCCCGTATTTGCCGCAAATGGCCTTTGGGGTCATTTGCCGGCTCAAGCGCCTTTCTTTTCACGGGGCGCCGCGGTTTTCTTTGGGTGCAAGCCAAAGAAAATGGGGGAAACAGGCGAAGCGCTGCCAGCGGCAGAAACAGCGAGCCTGTTTCGAGGCAGGGCCCCGGTTGGCAGGCGCAACAGGGTTCCCGTTTGAACCCAGCGTCAGCGGTTCAAATGGGAAAGCGAAGAGCAAGGGAGCGCAGCGCATTTTCGGCGCAAGCCGGAAATAAGCAGAGCGGACTTTGCGATGAGCAGTCTGGGAACCGGAATGGCCCAACGGTGAGCAGAGCAAGGGAGCAAAATGAGCTTTTGCCACAGGCAGAAGCGAGTCAAGCGGACTTTGCAAAAAATCAAGGCTCCCGTTTGAACCCAGCGTCAGCGGTTCAAATGGGAAAGAGGACGGGCAGCGGAACGGACGAAACCTGTCCGCCAGGACAGGGTGAGGGCTGTGGAGCTTGCCTAACAGGACTCCCACGAGAAACCAAGGAACTGTTTCGAGTGGGAAAGCGAAGAGCAAGGGAGCGGAGCGAGCTTTTGCCACAGGCAGAAGCGAGTCAAGCGGACTTTGCGATGAGCCGACTCACATGAGTCTTGTCCGAAACACGGCCTTTTCCCGGAAAAGTCCTTCTGCAAAGGGCGGCACGGAGGCGGTTCTTGTACGAAAGCGTGCAAGCGGTCCGGAAAAAAAGAAAATTTTGCGCCGCGGCCCCTCCGCGGCCTCTCCGCGGGGAGGGGCGGAAATCAAAAAAACAGCCGCGGAGACGGCTGTCTGCTGTGTCCTGTTTTCGGGAAGTCCTTCCCGAGGACAGGGACTTTTTCTGCGCTAGTCTGTGAACCACAGGCCGATCTGACAGCTTTCCTGTCATAAGTCGGACAAAACAATTGTTTTGGAGGTAAAAACACATGGCATTTGATTACGCAAAGGCGTATCAGCAGTTCATCGACGAGGAGATGACCGCCCTGTCCGCCACCGCATGGATGGTGCCCGAGGCGGGCAAGGTCCGCTTCACCGGCGGCAGAGACGTGGAGATCTCCACCCTGTCCACCAGCGGTCTGGGCAGCTACGACGCCACCAAGTCTGACGGCTCCGCCTATCCCAGCGGCACCGTCACCAACGCATGGAAGACCTATCCCATCACCATGGACCGCGGCGTGAAGTTCGCCCTGGACCGCACC